GCCCAGTGTCGTGTAACCCTTAGCGGCTGCGACGGCCCAGCTGAACGAGATGGCCGACCGCGCCATCGCCGCCGCTAAGGGTTACACGACACTGGGCGATGCTAGCCAGCGCCTGACCCAGAACAACCGCACCCTGGCTTCCTCGCTACGCTCCATCATCGATCCCGCTACGACGGCTCGCTCGACCCTGGGCGGCGTGGAGGAAGAGATCAAGGCGATGGCCGCGTCCATCTCCGAGATCAAGGGGCCGGTCGAGGACGCAGCAGGCAGCATGCGCACCCTGCAGCGCGCTCAGAAGGCACTCGTCGATCAGGCTGGTAGCATCGATGCTTACCAGAAGCAGGTCGAGTCGCTGAAGGCGGCGAGGGCAAGCTTCGTGGAAGCTCGTACAGCCGTCGTACAGTACGCTGCGCAGATTCGGCAGGCAGAGGCACCCACGGCCGAGATGCAGGGCCAGCAGCGCCGTCTGGAGGCTTCCCTGGCTTCTGCCTCGGCCGCGCTGCAACAACAGGCGACTCGTACGCGAGAAATGCGCGACGGCCTGCGCACTGCGGGTATCAACACGAACGACCTGGCCGGCGCCCAGCAACGGCTGGTGTCGGCGGCGAAGACTGCCACCGGCGCCCTCGGCGAGCTGAACACCGCGGTCAATCGGTACGGCGATGGTGCTCACCGTGCGGCTGAGGAAAATAACTTCTTCGAGTCGAATGGCCGCACCACGCTCTCGTTCATGCAACGCATGCGCGGCGAGCTGCTGGCCCTGGCGACTGCCTACGTCGGTCTGCAAGGTGGCATCGAGCTGGCTTCCAGCTCCCTGGACGCCTACAACTCAAAGCAGGCCATCCAGAACCAGCTTGCGCTCTCGGTCGGCAACGACCCCAAGCGGATTGGCGAGGAGTACGCCTACATCCGTGAGCAGGCTGACCGGATCGGTGTTGCGTTTGAGGACACAGCCAAGGGCTACGCGAAGTTCTCCGCTGCAGCCGCGCTCGCTGGCCGTAGCAACAAGGAGATCCGTTACGTCGCCGAGACGTTCCTCGAGGTGGGCCGCGTGGCAAACCTCAGCGCCGACGATATCAACGGCGTCTTCAAGGCGCTGGAGCAGGTTTACTCCAAGGGTAAGATCCAAGCGGAAGAGCTGCGCGGCCAGTTAGGTGACCGACTATTCGGTGCCTTCGAGATCGCCGCCAAGGCGCTCAAGGACACTTACCCGGACCTCAACAAGGCGATGGAGAAGGGCGAGGTCACGTCCGCTCAGCTTGTGGCGATCGCCGAGCAATACAAGAAGACCGTGGCAGATCAGCTACCCGCGGCGATGAAGTCTCTCTCTGCCGATCAGCAGCGACTGAACAGCGCCGTCTTCGACTTCAAGGCCTTGATCGCGGAATCCGGATTCGCCGACCAATACCAGAAGCTGGTCACCGAGCTGACCACGTTCTTCAAGAGCGAGGACGGGACCAAGTTCGCGCAGCAGTTGAGCCAGGCATTCGGCGCCATAGTGTCGGTCCTGACGTTCCTGCTGCAGCACCTCGACGAGATCAAACTGGCGGTTGAACTGGCGTTCGGCCTGAAGGCTGCGGCGCTGGTAGCAGGGCTGGCCACTGCCATCACCAGTCAGCTGCTACCAGCCCTGATCGCTGCCAGTGCGCAATTCACGATCATGGGCGCCAGTGGAGTCTCTGCGGCGAAGATTATCCAAGCCGCGTTCGTCGCCTTGGCAGCGTTCTTCACGGGCTGGCAGATCGGCACCTACCTGAGCAACGAATTTGCCGTGGTGCGGCAGGCCGGCGTAGCGCTGGTGATTGGGCTGGAGAAGCTTTTCGCGGAGCTGGAATTCGCAGCAAAGGTGGTATGGACTGCCATCTCCGGTAGCGCCACCAATGCGTTCAACGAGTCGCTGAACACCATCACGGATTTCAAGGACGACGTGCTCGGCATCCTTGCCGACTTGGCTGACCGCGTTGGGAAGCAGGAGTGGGCGGAGACCATCCGCAAAGGGCTCAGCGATGGAACGCGTCGAGGCACGCAGGATGTCCGTACCCAGATAGACGCGTTGAAGTCCCAGCTGGAAAAGGACCTCGCCCAGATCGACGAAATCGGCTTCCAGATGTTCCAGGACGCTGCCAAAGACGCCAAGAAAACCGCTACGGCACAGGCAGCTCCTGCGGCCGCTTCACCGAATCCTGGTATCACCCCCAGCCCGGTCAAGACCGACGACAAGGAGTACAAAAAGCTCGTCAAACAACGGGAAGCGCTCGCGGCCGAGCTCGTGAACACCCTGGCCGCCGCTGAGGCAAAGATCCAGAAGAACGAGAAGCTGAGCCTCGAGAGCCGCCTGGCCGCCATCGACACCGAATACGAGAAAGTCTTCCTCAAGATCGACAAGCTGTCGAAGTTGCCAGGCGGTGCTGACATCGCGAATCAGATGCGCACCACGCTGCAGGGGTACATCGAGCAGCTGAAGGTCCAAGAGACGCTGAAGTACAACACGGAGCAGCAGTCGCGGAACGAGAAGGCAGTCAACGACCAGATCGCGCTCCGCCAGCAGCTGCTCACCACGGTGCAGGCTCAGCGCGAAGCGGGGCTCATCAGCGAGCAGGAGGCCGTCACCCAGATCGATGCCATCAACACCCGGATGGTTCCGACCATTCAGGCGGCGGCGCAGGCAGCGATCAACTGGGCGAACGCGCACAAGGAAGTCTTCAACGACCCCGGCGCATTGGAAGCCTTCCTCGCCAAGATGCAGGCCATCCAGGCGAGCGCCCAGAAGACTGCCGGTGCCTTCACCTCTCTCGATAAGACCATCGCCGACTCTATCACCACGAATGGGGTCCAGGGCATCGAGGACATGTCCAAAGCTATCGGCAACGCCGTGGCCGGGACACAGTCCTGGGGCGACGCCTTCAGGTCTGTCCAACAGGCGGCCATGCAGTTCTTCGCGAATCTGTTACTCGATATCGCTCGCGCCATTTTGAAGCAGATCATCCTCAATGCCCTATACACCTACGCGGCCGCCTTGGGCTATGGCGGTGTGGGCAATGCGGCCGGCGCGGCTGGTGGAAAGGCTACCGGTGGCGTCTTCCATAGCGGCGGCGTGATTGGTCGTGACACCGTCAGCCGCAGCCGCACCGTCGACTCTGCGTGGTTCGCCAACGCTCCGCGGTACCACACCGGTGGCGTAGCCGGTCTGGCGCCGGATGAGTATCCCGCGATCCTCCAGAAGAACGAGGAAGTCCTCACCGCAAACGATCCGCGCAACGTGCTCAACAGCGGGGCTGGTGCGGAGCAGGGCGGCGGCGAGGCGATCCAGCAAACCACCATCAACAACTTCGTGGACGCCGAAAGTTTCATGGGCGCCGCCCTGGCGACGCCCGCTGGCCAGAAGATGATCATGAATGTCCTGCGCGCCAACCAGACGCAGGTCAAAGCACTCGCGGGGACGAAGTAATGGCCTGGGAAACGGGTACGGCCAATGGCCACGTTGATCTGATGAACAAGCTTGTGACCTTCCTCAGCGACAATGCTGACCTGAAGGCCGCCAATCAGAACTGGCAGGTGCTGCGCAATGCGGCGTTCCCGTTCTCCATGCCTTGGCCTGGGCGCATTGCTTTCAATAGCTCGACCAGCTACTCCACGACGGGTCCCGACCGCCCGCCGCCATTGCTGCCTTCGCGTAACGTCAAGTGGAGGGCCACAGGCATTCTGGTAGCCGCAAAAGCCGGTGTGCATGAGTTCGCCCTTCGGACCACTGATAGCGTACTTCTGCGCATTGACGGCGCCATTGCTGGCGGGGTTTACACGGCAAACTTCAACGCCAACACCTTCGCATCGACCTTCAGCATTAATTTGACTGCCGGCAATCATGCGTTTGAGTTGCTCTATATCAACGGCGACAACTCCGCTTCTGGCCTATCCATAGCATGGAAGCAGCCTGGGGATTCGGCATTCTCGATTGTTCCGGCCAGCCAGTATGTCGGCATGACTACGGTCTATGGCGTGGCCGACTATTCTGGCACCACTCAGGCGGCAGCGCTGGCTGTGGAGCAGGATAAGGAGTATTCCTTGAAGGCTCCGGGTCTTTCTCAGGGCGATTCGATTTACGTCAATACGCGCACCACGAGTAACACCATTGACGATGCCTTTAACGTTGTTACTCGCTATGCCGTCGGATTCGACTCCGCCTATTCGGCGGAAACCCAACCCGGTACTTCGGATGGTGTTCGCTCGTTCATGTGGAACCAGTCGATCAAATACTGGTTCGTGGGTAGCGGTCGACGCTTCATAGTCATCGCCAAGATTTCGACGACTTACGCGGTCATCTATGGGGGGTTTATTTTACCCTATGGTCTGCCGTCAGAAATCCCATACCCGGTGGCTGTTGGCGGCAACTCGCAACCAGGGGACGCAAGAACTCGCTGGTCCATACAAAACGAATACAACGGCGCCTTTTGGAACCCCTCCAGTTACTCGAGCATCACAACCTCGTCTCTTCTTCTTCGGAGAACGGATGGTAATCAGGAGGCATTTGCAAATTTTGCTTCTTCAACTTCCGCCCCCGGATCCACATACCCCTATGCTTACACAACATCCACCAGTTCTTCGGCCACATCTCTGCTTGATTACAGAGCTTCCCCGAGCGGCGATTATGCCATTCAGCCAATCGTGCTAAATTCCCCGAACGGACCAAACGTGTGGGGTGAGCTGGATGGTGTTTTCCACATATCTGGCCACAACAACGCATCCGAAAACATCATCACGGTTGCCGGTCAAGATTATCTGGTGGTTCAAGGTGGTTTCAGAACTACTCCGCACGATTATGCGGCTATTCGGTTGAGGTAAGCATGGCATATCAAACTGGTGTTACGACAACGTTGAGCGATCTGATTGCGACTGTTGTTGCTTTCGGCAAGCAAAATGGCTTTACCGAAGGACCCAAAGGCACTTACACCGGGACGGCAGTGACGGGGTCTAGCCGGACGTTCAACTATTCCTCTTTGCAGAAAAATGGGGTTTTTAATATTTTCTTCATCCCCACCACGGGCACTATGGATCTGTTCATCCATACCGCCACTTCGCTTAGCGGCAACGTATGGGCGGGTGCCAGCGCTTATCCCCAAAAGGTCAGTGGCCTAGTCGGCCCCCATGTCGGCTATCACCTTTTCTGCGATGGCCTTTGCCTAAACGTAGCAGTTGAAATCGTCACGGGCGTTTTCGTGCATTTCAACTTCGGGGAAATAGTAAAAAACGGGGATTGGGTTGGAGGTCAATTTGTCACTGGACTGGCTCGAACATCTGACACCTCTACTGATTTCGTAATTACCGCCAGCACGATCAGCCTGCCGTTCGAGTTCGGAGCCATAGGCTCCAACAAACAGCAATACTCGATATGCGGACATATCCGGACTCCCCTAAATGGTGGGGGCACTGCAAACCTAAACGCCGCTACATCGGGTGGCTCATCTGCCTGGTTTACCGGACTCGCTAGTAACTGCGGGCGAATCCTGGTGGATCGCTCACCCAACCAGGCAAACGGTCGTGCCGTGCTGGTCCCATTCAACCTTGTCCAGGCATCCTCGGGCAACCAGGGGCCCTATTACCAGTTAGGTTATGTCTCGAATGCTTGCGCCGTAAATATCGCAAACCTCAACCCCAAGGAGACGGTTAATAGCGACTGGATGGTGTTTCCGATTTGCCAGAAAAACGGCCCTGCTACCAACTACATCAACAGCCAGAATTATGGCTTGGCCTATAAGAAATGAGCACGCTCTGGCCCTCCTTGAGTTGGGGCGCTCAGGGCCCTCACTCCGACCAATCGTACCTGACTGATCTGCCCAAATTCGGCACGGCAGTGGCGATGACAGTGCAAGCTCATGCCCCTGTGACGGGCAATGGCTTGGTTGCTGAGCCCGCGTACAAGATTCCAAATGGACAAATTCAGCCTGGGGTCAACGATACCTTCTACAACCGGATACTGATCGATCCCTCGCATCTGGAATTGGGCAATCTGCTTAGCAACCAGACGCGGTCTATTACGTTGTGGAATGGCTTCTTGTCGGAAAAGAAAATTGAGTCTTTCCAGCGCACTGTAGATGACGGCATTTCTATCAGCCAACCCGTTCGAGCGCCTTACCGACTTCGCCCGCTCGAGCAATTGAACTACGTCCTGAACGTATCTACCGATGGGCCAGCGATCATTGACGCAGCGCTGACTTGGACAGTCGATGGCCAAAGGTACAGAGCGACGTTGTCCGGCAGGCGCGTAGTGGTCTGGCCATACGGCCCCAACTGGAGCGGAGATGTCACTGAGGACCTTGCTTGGTTGACCGACGTACTGCGGTCTTTCAATGGTGCCGAGCAGCGTCGATCTTTGCGTACGAAAGCACGAAGGACTTTTAGCTACCCGTTCATGACGGCGCGGATTGAGTCGGCGAGACTCGAGAACCTCCTGTGGGGTTGGCAGAATCGGATTTACGCGCTGCCGGTATTCACTGACAAACCGAAAATGCTTGTGGACCATCCTCGCGGCACTACGGTGCTGAGCGTGTCCACTGCAACGTATGGCTTCACAAACGGTGGATTGGCTGCTGCCTACGCCGATGAGAGATCAATCGAGGTGGTGGAGATTGATACTGTCAGCGCAAATACGTTGCTCCTGACTCGGCCTTTGGAACGCGACTGGCCGAGAGGTACGATCGTGATGCCCATGGTCTTGGGGCATCTCCCAACGAGCGTTCCGCTAGCCAGACGAACCAGCCAGGCATTGACCGGTGTGCTGACATTCACCTGTGACCCCGTAACCGTCGATCCGTTTACGCCTGACGCCGCGCCCTCTGTTCTGTACGACGGCCTCGAGGTGTTGCTGCGGCAACCCAACTGGAGCGGCGCGCTCAGTAACGACTTCCAGTTTCAGTTCGACACGATCGACCAGCAGACCGGCGCCATCGTGTGGGATCAAACCGAGGAATACCCCCGGATCCAACGCGCCTATACATGGCTGCTCAATGGCCGCACCCAGATACTCGCCTTCCGTGAAATGCTGGGACGACTGCGGGGAAGAGCCAAGCCTTTATGGGTTCCGACATGGCATGACGATTTTGTCGTGCAGCGACCTATCGGTGCGGCCGACACCGGTATTGCCGTGCTTGAAAATGAATTTAGGCAGATGGTCGGCGCAGACCCTTCACGTGACCGAATCATGATTCGGCTTCGGGACGGCACCATCTTCTACCGGAAGATCGTGGGCCTCTCATCCGACGGCACGCTGGCCTTGTTGACGATGGATGCTGCCCTTGGCCGGGAAGTGCCTCTGGGCGACGTCAAGACCATCCACCTCCTAATGCGCAGCCGCCTGGCCACCGATACCGTCACGCTCACTTGGAAGAGCGGCGAAGCGGCCACTGTCAATGCAGCTTTCATCACGGTGCCAGCATGAGCTATGACCTAATCGAAACTAGCCTGGACGACGGACGCCCCATCGAGCTCATCCAGATCTCCTACACAGGCAACTTCTGGTATTACACCAGCGCTGATCGAGAGGTTTTGCAGGATGGACGGACCTATCGCCCTGTCGCCTGGAGCAGGGGGGAGCTTGAGCCGTCCCCAGACGCCTCAAAGGCCTCGCTAGCACTAACCTTCCCGCGGGACGTTGAGTTTGCCGAGGTCTTCCGCATCCAACCTCCCTCTGAGGTGGTGACGGTAACGCTGCTGGCGCGGCACTACCTCAACGACGGTTACGCCGTGTTCTGGAAAGGTCGGATCATCAATGCGGATTGGCAGGGCGCCGTCGTCCAGTTCACCAGCGAAAGTGTGTTCAGCTCACTGAAACGCCCTGGCCTTCGGCGTCGCTACTCGACTAACTGTCCTTACGCGCTCTACGGCGCTGACTGCAAGGTCTCCCGCGACGCCTGGCGAGAGACAGGGATAGTTAGCGGGCTGAACGGGCTCACGTTGTTCGCCGTCCCCGCTGCTGGCAAGGCGGACAACTACTACGCCGGAGGCTATGTGACCTGGGAGAACAATACGGCCGGTAACGTCGAGAAGCGGATGATCCGCTCCAGCCTAGGGGCTAGTGGAGCGCTGACTCTGGCTTCCCTGCCGGTTGGTTTGAGCCCAGGCCAAGAGGTAAATCTCTACCCGGGCTGCGATCACACGCTGGGTAACGCCGGGTGCGCCAAGTTCAACAATATCCTGAACTTCGGTGGCACTCCCTACATCCCCCAGAAGAATCCTTTCGGCAGCGCGCCGCTGTACTGAGGAGGAACCATGTGGCCCCAACTCATAATCATGGTCGTCATGATGGTTGCTGCTTACGCAATGATGGCTTCCATGGGTAACACGACCACCGACCCGTCCGCCAGTAGCACCCTGGACGTTCCCACGGCGGAAGAGGGAGGCAACATCCCGGTGGTGTTTGGTACTAACCTGTTGAGAGCCACCAACGTGATCTGGTACGGCGACCCGCGGGTAGTGGCCATCAAGCAGAAGGGTAGTGGCAAATGACCGGCGTACTAAGGCTCGAGGACGCGATCACGCTCCGCTACTGCCGCCGTGGCTGCCGAGCCTTTGCCGAGCGACACGGGTTGGACTGGTCTCGGTTCATCGGCGAGGGCATCCCCCTGGACGAGGTCGAGGCCATTGACGACGAAATGATGCGGGCGGCGATCGCCCAAGCGCGTAAACGCGAGGCGGGTGAAGCATGAGCATGGGTGGCAAGGCCCAGACCATTGGGTACAAATACTATATGGGTGTCCAGCTCGCGCTGTGCCACGGCCCGGTAGACGCGGTAACCGAGCTCATCGTCGGTGAGCGATCCGCCTGGGCGGGTAGCGTGACCGCCAACGGTAGTTTGCAGATTGATCAGCCTGAGCTGTTTGGCGGGACTGCGCGGGAGGGTGGTTTGGGGGGCCAGATCGACATCTGCATGGGGGAGGCCAATCAGGAGCAGAACCCCTACCTGCTCTCCGTGATAGGTGCGGCCGGGGGTGCTGTGCCAGCCTATCGCGGCCTGGTCACCACCGTCTTCCGCAGCTTCTATTGGTCGGCGATGAATCCCTACTTCAAAGCCCCGTGGTGGCGCGTTAGTCGCTGGACCAAGGGATGGAGTAGGGGAATCGTCTGGTACCCCGAGAAGATCAGGATCGGGGCTTTGGATATGAATCCGGCGCACATCGCTTACGAGGCGATGACGAATCTGTCTTGGGGCATGGGCTACTCGCCAGATGACTTCAACGATGCTGGCTGGCGCGCCTCTGCTGATAAGCTTTGGGCGGAGGGCTTCGGGTTATCGCTGGTTTGGACTGACCAGACCAGCATCGAGACCTTCCTGCAGATGATCATGGACCACATCAACGGCTCCATCAGAATGAACCTGTCTACCGGCAAGTTCGAGCTGAAGCTGGTCCGGGACGACTACAGCGTTGACGACCTCAAAGCGCAGGGCTTCGCCCTCGACCCTTCCAACGTTCTGTCGTTGGACTCATACCAGCGAATCGCCTGGGGCGACACAGCCAACGAGATCGTGGTCACCTACCTGGATCGAGACCAGAATGAGGCAACCGTTGCGGTTCAGGACCTGGCCAGCATCGAGGCGCAGGGCGGCGTGGTTTCGACTACTCGAAGCTACCCAGGTATCCGTGATTTCGACCTCGCCTCACGGGTAGCCACTCGCGACCTCAACACGACGTCGTCGCCACTGGCCAAGGTTGTGTTGAAGTGCAACCGGATCGCCTGGGACTGGGATGTCAGCGATGTATTCGTGCTCGCTTGGCCACGGTTGGGCATCAACGGCGTGCCCTTCCGTATAACGAAGATCAACAAGGGCGGCCTGGTGGATGGAACCATCGAGATTGAGGCGCTCGAGGACGTGTTCGGTCTGCCCAATAACGCCTATACGGCACAACAGCCCTCTGGGTGGATAGAACCGATCAAGCCGCCTGCCCCGGTGACGGCTGGCCGCGCCACAGAGGCGCCGTATTGGGACATTGTTCGGACTATGTCACCAGCAGATATTGGCTATTTACCGGCCCAGTATGGATTCGGCGAGATACTGGCGGTGCGGCCCAGTTTAGACGCCTACGGCGTCGATCTGTGGGCATCGGCGGCCAACAACGGTCCCTATAGCAACGTTAGCGCCAATGATTTCGTACCATCCGCGTTATTGCCTGCTGACATGCCGCGCTCAGCCGGCCCAATCACGTTCACCCTGGCGAGCATGATCGACGTTGACCTCGTGGACGTGGGCACATATTTCTACATAGACAATGAGGCTTTCGGCGTCACTGCACTGAATGTCGCGACGGGAGTGGTCACCGCTTCGCGCGCGGTGCTTGATACGGTTCCTGCCGCCCACGTCGCGGGTGCAAGGGTTTGGTTCCTTGATCAAGCTAATGTCGGGGATCCAACCGTACGCACAGCAGGCGAGCAGGTCTTCTATAAGCCGCTTACACGAACAGGCAGAGGGACCCTTGACCTGGCCACGGCAATCGCCACCAGTGTCACACTCGCTAACAGGGCATCGCGGCCTTACCCGCCAGGGAACGTTAAGGTTTCGGGTAGCTATTTCCCGGAGAAGACTTACGGCGCAATTACGCTGTCGTGGGCGCACCGGGACCGCCTCCAACAAACGGTCGACCTAGTTGGGTTTACTGCTGGGAATATTGGCCCAGAAGCGGGTACGACCTACACGGTTCAAGTATTCGACGGCTCAACCCTCAAGCGCACGGTCACTGGTATAACCGGCACCTCGTGGACCTACCTGGACGCAGATAGCCAAGCCGATGGCCTTCTGCAAAATCCGAAGCTCGTCTTTTCCAGCGTGCGCGGCGGGATCACCTCGCTGCAACAACATGAGATACCGATTGATCGACACGGCCTGGGTTTTCACCTGGGCGAAGACCTTGGAGGAGTGCAGGCATGACCTTGTCAGTTGGAAGCAATCTGGGGCTACTGATTCGTGGTGCCCCGTCCGAAGCTCACTATCAGCAATTGCTTGCTCAGTGGCGCGGTCTGGATGCTCTCGTGCAGCCGAGCGTGATAGGTCGCGTTGCGAGCCTACCAACGAGCGGGATGGTAGACGGCGACCGGTACCTCTTTGTCGGAACCGGGACCAACGCGAATAAAATCGCGCGTTACCGAGAAGCCAATACTGAATCTGCTCTGACTGCCGGCTGGGAGTACTTCACGCCTAAAGAGGGGTGGCAGATCTGGTCTGTTGCAGACTTTGCTAACTATCGATTCAGGGCAGCCGCGTGGGCCGTTGAGCCTGTCGATGGCGCAGTGATCAATCGGTCTGACACAGCGATCTCATTGAAGACCTCTGATAGCGGTGGCTACCTGAGAGCAACTAGTAACTCTGCAGTGACAGTGACTGTGCCCGCACAGGCTACGGCGCCATGGGGTGACTCGACGGAAATTCGCGTGCGGGCGGCCGGGACCGGCAACGTGACGCTTGCACCGGCAAGCGGTGTGGTGCTTAACAAACCAGCGGGCGGCTCCTTTGTGCTGTCAGCAGGAATGATGGCAACCCTCAAACGAGTGGGCCCTGATGCTTGGGATGTATTCGGTCAGACGGTAGCTGGATAGTCGCTGATTGCCGCCGGGGCTACGTCCGCCTATCATCCCAAGAATTACTTGACGTAACCAAGTTACGTTTGACTGGTCGGATCAGGAGTAGCCCATGGCTGAGCCGAGCACTACAACCGCCATAGTGGTAGCCGCAGCGGCTGGCGCGGGTCTCGCAGCAACGCCCTGGATTGATGGATACGCGCTGGTAGGCGGCTTCTTCGGAGCTCTGTTCTTCGTCGTGTTCAACAAGGACCCGTCGTTCCTTGCGAGCGTCGGTTACCTGATGACGAGCTGGGCTTTCGGGTATTTCGCTGCAGGGGAGGCCACCGCCCAGGGATGGTCAGTTACTTCCGGCATGGCTGCCATGGGCTCAGCAACTGTATTCGTGACGGTGGCAACAGGGGTGTTGCAGTGGTTCAAGGGAGGGAAGATGCCGACATGGTGGAAATACATCCCTCGCCTGAAGTGGGGCGACCATAACGGAGATCGGAAGGATGGTTGATCCTCTCGCACTCATCACCGTAGCGGTCTGCGCTGCTACCACAGTGCGCATCATCTCGTTCCGCCGGGGCAAGTCCCCATACCGCTTCCACACCGCGCTCTGCGCCTGGCTGCTAGCCGGGTGCATCGGCAGCTTAGGGCTCAGCGTCCACCTTGGGATGCAGCAACCGTCTCCCTTCATCCTCGGCATCGTCTGCATCGTGGCGTTCGTGATCTTCCGCGCCAAGGGCAACGTGGCCAGCTTGCTTCGCGTTCACTGGCATTCCGAGTGGGACGGCCGCGAGCGCCGCCGTCGTACTTCCCGTCTCCCCAACCACTACTGACGAGACCCAAGATGACCGTCACGCTGACCGATCTGCAGGACACCCTTACTCTGGCGCAGAAGCAGGCAGCCGAACTGGCCGCCGCTCAGCCGGTTAGCCCTACGCCTGAGACACCGCCTGGGAGCTTGCCGCTAACTACGATCCTACTGGACGCCCGCGATAAGACGCTGGTTTTGCCCTATAGCGATCTGATCGTGGCAGGACGGGTAGTCGTGCAGCTGGCAACCGGTCAGGCTGTCAACGTGACCTCCTACTGGCGCCGAGACACCGGTGATCTTGGCCTACAGATCGACCAGGTTATCTCTGATCCATCCAAGGTGATCGGCAAGGCGGCGATAGTTCGCGAGCGCTACGCCAAGCCGACACCCAACCCAACTCCGACACCCGAGACGCCAGTCGTGACCCTGCCACCTGTGACGACGGATCCGGTGCCCGGTGTGGCGGTGCTCAAAAACATTCCCTACTTGGGCGTGAACCTGGCAGCTCAGGCAAACGCCAACCAGGTGCTGCCTGGCGAGGCGGGTACTCACTTCAAGTGGCCGAGCCGCGCAGACGTCCGCCTCTATGTGCGCGACCTGGGCATCCGGCTGATCCGCTTCCCCTATGCGCTCCAGCGCGCCACGCTGATCGACTCGACCGGCCTGCCGGTGAAAGGCGGCCAGCTCGACCCGACCTTCGTCGCCAAGATGAAGACCGTGCTGGGCTGGGTCCGCGAGGACTCGAACGGCGAGGCCCTGATCATCTTCGACCCGCACCACTACTGGCGCATGTACCGCAACCAGACAGCATTGGTGGACGGCGTGCGCAAGCAGACCGGTGCGCTCCTGCCGGCCGGTGAGGCGGGCGGGCAGGGCGGCCGCTGGAAGCGCCAGGAGCAGGTGTTCATCGACGACGCCAACGGTTGGGGCGCTGCGGACCTGGGCGACCACATCGCCTCGATGGTCACGTCCTTCGACGAGGCGATGATCCTGGGCTACGGCCTGGGCAATGAGCCTTATGCCTCAGGCGGCGCTTTGGACAGCCTTACGGTCACGGCGATGGAAGCCAAGGTCGTCGCCGACGTGAACACCATGCTACCGATCATCCGCAAGGTGACGAGCAAGCCGGTGTTCATCTGCGGCAACCAGTGGGCCTCCGCCCGCAACTGGGCAACCGTCAGCGGTTCGTTCGCTTCCGGCATCAAAGACCCGGCGAACAACTGGATCCCCGAGGTTCACGGCTACGGCGACCTCGACGGCGGTTCGAGCGGTAAGTACAACAGCGGCAACCTGAACGCCTTCCCGGTCGAACAGGTGGCCCAGGTCTTCCGTCCTGCCTACAACTATTTCGCCGCTAAGGGCCTGCGCGGCTTCGTCGGCGAGACCGGTATCCCGCCGACTGACTCCGCTCGTGTGGCTCTGGCTCGCGCGCTGGATGAGGCCAAGGCCAATGGCGTCCCGGTCACGCTGTGGATCGCCGGCGGCGACGGCGCCATGGGCGGCGAGAAGATGAACCTGGACGACGCTGGACATGCCGCTACCCGCGACCTGATCAAGGCCCGCGCCAGTGAGCGCATGGCCGAGTGGAAAGCGCCCCGGGCGTAGGAGAAGGCCATGAATTTCGATCAAGCATTCGAACGGCTTATTGGCCACGAGGGCGGCTACCAAAACGCCCGCAGTGACCGCGGCAACTGGACCAGTGGCGTTGTAGGACAGGGCGAGCTCAGGGGCACGAAGTTCGGGATCAGTGCGATGTCCTACCCGGACCTCGACATCAGGAACCTGACCGTCGACCAGGCCAAGGCGATCTACCGCCGCGACTTCTGGGACCGAGCCAAGGCCGATCAGTACCACGGTGCGATCGCCTACCAGCTGTTCGATATGGCGATCAATCATGGCAACGGCAACGCCATCCGCATGCTGCAGCGCGCAGTCGGCGTGGCCGATGACGGTTCAGTCGGTAACATGACGCTGGCCGCGATCAAGGGCGCGGACCTAAACGACACGCTCATGCGGCTCAACGGTGAACGCCTCGACTTCATCACCAAGCTTTCCACCTGGCCGGACTATGGCAAGGGCTGGACCCGCCGTGTCGCCGGCAACCTGCGCTACGCCGCTCAGGACAACTGATATGGGTGCCTTCATTCCCATCTCGCGGTGCTTGGCTTCAACTGAAGGTGCGCCGGACCAGATCGCGTTCTTCTGCCGCGGTTGCAATATGCCGCACTCGGTCAAGATCGGTACCGGCCCTGGACCTCGCTGGGGCTACAACGGCAACCCTCACGCACCTACCTTCACTCCTTCAGTGTTAGCGCGTACGACCACAGCCCCGGAAGGCCGGGAGGTCATGACCGATGAGGAGTCACGCGAGCATGCTGCGATCTATGCCGCCGGTGGTTTCGAGGCGGTCATGCGCAGCCGATTCGGGTTGGTGTGCCATTCGTTTATCACCGACGGCCGCATTCAATACCTGGGTGACTGCACTCACAGTCTCGCAGGCCAGACCATTGAATTGCCCAACTGGGCAGAGTCGATCGCGGCACGGTGACCATCGACCCGATCCGCGCCGGTGCCTACCTGCTAATTGCACTACTGTGCCTGGGTACCGGCTGGAAGGTTAGAGGGTGGTACGAGGCTAGCGAGGCTGAGAGAGAGCGCCTGGTCGAGGAGCGCTGGCAGGAGCGCAGCCGCAACATGGTGGCAGAAGCTTCAGATAGCACCGCCAAGGCCATCCGCGGCATCAGGACGACCAACACCACTATCTACCAGAAAACCCGCGAGGAGGTGATTCGTGAGCCGATGGATCCTGCTTGCCGCCTGCCTGCTGGCTGGATGCGCAACACCAACGACGCACGGGCCGGTCGAGATCGATCAGAGCCTGCTGCAGCCGTGCCCGCTGCCGGTGGAAGTGCCAGTCGCTGAGGACGGCACTGGCGACCCCGCTGAGCTGGCGCTCGCCGACATCGCCCTGGCTGGCCAGTACCACGAGTGTGCCAAGCTTCATCAGGGGCTGATTGAGGCCGTAACGGCGTCTTTCAAATAATGGCACATTGAATTCATTTGCGCGGTGCGTCACATCTGGACTGACAAATTTTGTCGTATACGCCTGCGGTGCGTCAGGCCATCACTAAGGTGATAGTAGGTCTGCGGCTCAGATTCAGGTGCTATAGGACTCTGGCACGCATTCTGCTAAATCTAATTCAGGCGTTGTGCCTTCACCTATGGAGCGCGAGATGAACAACCAGAAAGGCTTTACCCTGATCGAACTGATGATCGTAGTTGCGATTATCGGCATCCTGGCCGCAATTGCTATTCCGGCGTACAGCGATTACCAAGCGCGCGCCAAGTTGACCGCTGGTTTGGGCGAAATTAGTGCTGCAAAGACCTTCGCAGACGACCGCGCTAACAACGGTCAAGACACCTCTACAGCCGAAGAAATCGGCTTGACCTCGCTCACTACCCAGAACTGCACCATCGCGGTTGCCATTACCGCCGGTGCCGGTACCATTCAGTGCACCCCACGTAATGCTCCGTCCCAGTTGGCCGGGTCGACCGTTACTTGGACGCGCACAGCTGCTGGTGCGTGGTCTTGCGCTACTGCTGGCTTGACTAAAGCCGACCTAGCACCACGCTCTTGCCCGCAGGGTGCTGCGCAAGGCGATAACGGCTAGAAGGTCTAAGCTCAAAGAAGCCCGCCGAGTGCGGGCTTTTTGTTGCCTGCTACATCATGGCTATGAGTGCATCAACCGCGACCTTGATCTGCTTTAGCTGGAACTCCCGCTCATCCTTCCGGCCGCGAAAGTAGCCCCATCGTTCAGCTAGCTTGACCGCTAGGTGGATGTCATTCTCCTTCAACGCCTGTAGACCCTTCGAAACCGTCAGGTCTTGGAACAGGGAGAAAAGGATGTTCTCGGCCGACTCGATCGCCTCTTCCCGTGTCTCGTAGGTAGCAGTGTGCTCGTAGTCCTCAATCAGGAAGGTGTATCTGCCTCCCATTTCCCCGGATAGCCGACGGATCTTGATGAACGGAAAGTCGGGGTGGGTAGCGGTAGACTGGCGAGCCATCATCGGTTTCCTTTGGGCATGAAAAAGGCCCCAGCTTTCGCATGGGGCCCTGCGCCTGATCCAACCTCGGAGAAGGGGCAGGCGCGCTTGGAGCTTAGCCTCAAAGCTTGGCTCGAATCAACATTGATCATTCGGAGTAGGAGCCCCAGATGTAGGCAGCCAGTGACAGCGCCTCTTCCCGGTTGAGGACTATGGTGCGTGCGCCCTGGCGATTCGAGACCGCCACTGACAACAGATCGCCTATGCGTTCCACGTCCAGCTCGGCACGGGGTTCTTGAGCGAGGCCCGGCAGAGGTGTTTCGGAGCGAATCACCTCGTCGGTATCCAGGTGTTGATAGTGAACGCGTCTCAAGGCCATGCATCTGTCTCCCTCTCGGTTTTTAGCCGCTAAAGCTCTTCACGAATCAACTTCTCAACCACCTCCAACGGGCGGCGGCTTTCCATGATCAAACGGACCACCGCCCGCTGCGACCCTGGCAAGCGTTTGCACACGCGCTGGGCGGTGGTTCGTACAGCCGCATCGGTACCGTGGATCCTAGCCGCCAGGGCGAGGCATACGACGGCGTCGAGCAGCGTCACAGCCGCACCCACTCGCCGGGTTGGAGCTGCTCGTATCGCCGCATAGCTGCACGACGGTGATGGTTCACGTCCCACACCCGTACCTCGAACATGAGTTCTCCGGTCTTGCTGAAGAAGGTGTACTCGCGCCCAGGGCCTGGAAGCGCTTCGCGGGAGCAGGCAATCTGGACGTAGCCGGCGTCAGGGTAGCTCTCCCAGTCGACACGAACGAGGCGGGGCGTCACACCTGCGGCCGGCAACCACTTCAGCGGTAGCTCCTGCAGGACAAGCGGCTGGACGGTCTCACACGGCACCGGTGCCAGTGCCTTA